GGGACTAACACCTTAGTCACCACCACCCCGTCTCCAACAGGCGTGGTGTTTTGATTGAAATTTTCCCCGCCAATCGTGATAACTTTCTGAACCCTTCCTTTAATATTCATTTTATTCCTGTGTTATGGTTGTTAAAAAGTTTACGGAAAAAAGGAAGCACCGCCCGACCTCTTCCACCCCCAAAGGAAGAACGGAAGACGTGCGGGAAACGTTGACGATTTTATAGGCGATTCCATCCAAAGTTATCATTTCATTTTTAACGAAACCCAGCTCCAAAGCTGCCTCCGTTATTTTGCTGAAACCCCGTGGATAGAATTGAGAGCGGACCAGAAGTTGAGTTCCGAAATGCTCACAATAAATTCCATTCGTATACCGCCCATCCAAAACTCCCTGCGTCTCCGTTATGACTGCCATGTGCAGGCCTTCAGAAGGTGGAGGGAGGTGAGATATATAGAGAGGCCACGGAAAGCTCGTTAAAGGGGCTCCTAGAGCGTTAAATAGGCCTTTCTGAATAAGGTACTGAGCTAAAATTTCCGCACTTGAATGTTTCATGCTTCCAAACCTTTCTTCAGTTCGTCCGAAATGATTTTTAGAATGGGCTTTCCCATCCGTTTTACCGGGTCTTCCAGAAACTTCGCTTTCTGATTTTCGCCTCTATCATTCAAAATACCCAAGGCTATATCCTTCGCATGTTTTAAATTGTAGGCTCGCCCGTGGGCGTTGGTTAAAACCTCGTGGACGTAGACCGCATAAGCGGCCGTGTATCCAACCGCAACTTTCGCCGTGTAGCCAGAGCCTTTTATTTTACGAGTGAATCCAGAGCCTTTTAAGTTTCCGGTATCCACGGGCACCTCTTTTTGCGCTTCCCTGAAAATGGCGAGTCCTGCCTTTTTAAGTCCCGTTTCACAACTCATACCAAGCTTTCCTTTGGTGGCTTTCACCTCTGCCAAATTTTGCAAAACTTTATTCAGACCTTGAATTTTCATCACCTTAGGAGCCTCCTAAGTATGCGGTTTTCACCATCGTTTCGCCTTTGAAATCTGGCACTCTATCGACCTTCAGAATTTCCCATGTCCCTGAATTTTCAAGAGGAGTAGAGGCAGGGTTTATATCCTTCAATTCTCCCAGTTTCAAAAATCCTTTCACCATTACATCCTCATCCAGTAGTACCCGAGTTTGTGATTTAAGAGTGGTGCCGTCGGCTTTGATTATTTCCTGCACCTTGTCAATCCATCGGCAGGGTAATTCCACCGCACTGCCAAAGACAGGCTGCCCGTAGGCATCGGAACCATTCGTGGGCCAATAAAGGCAGGTCTGGTTCAAACTTCGGCTATAAAGACTCATGTTTTCAGCCTCCATTTTTTGGGCAGAATGTTAAGAAGTAATTCTTTGAATCCTGCTCCTTTGATTATTACGGTAAGGCGTGGGAATAGCTCTCTGAATTTTTTTGCCGTTTCAATTTCGCTCGTAACCAGAATGGTGATTATCGTCGGAATTTTTGCGTCCACTTCACTCAAAAATTTCTCAATCCGCTCTTGACTGCTATGCTCTGACTCTAAAATGATGCACTTCGGAGGAGGTCTCAAAAAAATAAGGGATTGCACTGATACGAAACTGGGCGAGCTTATCACGGACAACTCAAAATTCTTTGTCCAAAAATCCACTATCTCTTTCAGGTCTGGGTCGTCGCCGATAAAAAGAAAATCGCCCCTAAGCTGCTGAAATCGGAGTTCTCGACCTTTGGCCAAAAACTGTGAAACGGCTCTATCCATTATTCCTATTCTCCTTCTTCTTTTTCAGTTCCATTTCCATGTCAACACTGCGTTGGATAAAACTCCTTTCGTACCTATCCAAAAAGTCACTAACCGTTGTTAAAATGGCTGTGCATTCCCGTACCACTGCCACCATTTCCGTTCTTTGTTCCTTCCCCATTTTCTCAATTATATCGTCTTTCTCTTTTTGCGCTTTGCGGAATTCCAGCAGCAACCGACAAAAGCCAAAACCTAAAAATCCCACCAACGCCCATGCTCCGTATTTCTCCAAAATGATAATCAGTTCTTCCATGCAATCTCCCCTTTTATTCCTTAGCCTTTTTTTCTCCTAACCAATTTATTTTCGCTTGCGTAGAGCCACTTAAAATCTGCTTGTTCCACTTTGTAAGCCCTCCAGTTTTATCCATCAACATCGCCGTCTGCCCATACATGGAAGAGGCAAGACCAAGGTCAATTTTGAATTGATAAGTAACGCTCGCCTCTGCCACTCCTTCTGTGGCGATGCGATTGTCCCGTATGGTTAAAAGGTGAGCCGTGAGCCACGTTTCAACTTCAATTCCATTCGACTCATTCAGCTTTTTGCAATGGGTTAAAAGGAGTTGGTGAGCCGCATCCATGAAAGGACTGAGGTCAGTAATCTTTGGGTCAACCTCTATAATGGTCCGTACTAAATTTTCAGTCGTCCAGCACATAAAGTTTGAGGGATAAAGTATTCTTCCACCCTGCCCTTTGGAAAAATATCAAGGTGGGAGTCTGGGTTCAAATTTACGATTTTAACGTCAGGCCACTTCTCAGCAATATCACTGACGGAGTTCCGCATTAAATTAAGGTACCGCTCATAATGGAGACGGTTCACCCTGCTGTGTACTTCTTCGTGCCAATTTTGTTCTCTCTGTGGCCCGAGCTGCATATCAAAGCCCACAAGAAAAATTCTGGCAGCTCCAAGTATCAAAGCGAGATTGATTGCTGCGCTTCCAGTGTTGGCGTTAAAGCCAAGCGCATCCCTGTGCCAACCTTGCTGCTTTCGGGGCACGATTAAAATATCCTCATCTGGGTTTAGAATGGACTCAGAATTGGAAACTTTGGGGTTCGGGAATTTCTGAAATTCTGGCCGTTGGCGGTGATGGTTGTAAAATACCTGGTCGCAAAAAAGGAGAATATCCACTACTTCGGGACCAAATAAATAGGCATGATTGCAGCCTATGACTTTCTTGGTTTTGAGAAAAGAAATCGGGAAAGTTTTAACACTTGGACCTCCGCCCAAAATGAAAACATCCTCTCCCTTCCAGAGTTCTTTGGTTGGCCAAGTGAGTTTCATTTTTTTAAATGGCTGTTTGGGATTTTATAAAAGGTATTACCTCAGCCCGAGTCAGGCCTTCCTTATTCAGAGGCTTTCTCATGTCGGAAATGGAGTGAATGAAATAGAGCTTTCTTTTTTTGTAGACTTGAAGCCCTGTAGCTATCGGGTCAAAATTGAAACGCTCAGTTACCAGACTGCCAATTCCTCCGTCTGATTCCTTCTGAAACTTTACGACCTTGAGCGGGCCTGCTGCCAACTCCGCAGGACTGAGAATTCGTTTAAATCTTTTTGGAAATACCTTCGTGAGGTCAATATCAGACTCAAAAATCTGCCCGACGCTCAACGTCTTTCCAAGGTGGATGTGAGGGCCTAATGCTTCAAATTTCATAATCTCAAAAATCAAAAAAGTTTACTTAAAAAAGGAGGGTGGGCAGAGTCAGGGCTAAGTCCGACCCTGCCCGGTTTCCTCCCTGCTGGCCTACGGAGTAGTGGAGCCGTAGACTATTCCTGTTTTTCCGTTTTGGTCCGCCCTAAGTTGAGGGCATAAAATGGCCATAACCTTGAAATTCAGCTGCATTCCGCCCATGCTCTCCCATTGCACGGTGGTGATTTCCATGCCGACAACCTCCCTCACAACGTCAGGAGTCATCTGCACGAGAATCAGGTCATAACCGCTCAAATGGTCGAGCATATTGACCGCTTGGATGTTGTCAATTCTGCGCAGCCTCCCTGCCAGAGTATCGTCGGACTGGGGCTTGTACTCATTATTCATGTACTGAGACCATTCAGGCCCATAATACAGAACCCAAGGCCCATAATGATAGGCTTGGATGCTTGCCTGCACCATTTCCAGCACTTCCTGCACTGTATCCGCAGCCGTCCAACTGGACGCAGTCGGAGCAGTCAGCAATTGAGAAATGCTCTGCGGGAAATTCGTATATCCGTAGAGATTCCCACCGCCAAAACTAAACGTGCTGAGGGCACCAATAAGGAGTTTCTCCGCCGTCTCTGCAACCTTCTGTCCTGCCAGAGTGGCCATTGTGGTATCGAGAGGACTGCCACCGTTTCTGCTCGCTGCCAATTGACGGGCAGAAAAAGCAAAATCTTTATGAATAATGGGCAGAGGCAGATTCGTGAGGTCATAAACTGGCCTGTCCTTTGCACTCTGCTCCAAACCATCCATCGTGATTTCCGCAGCGGAAATGTTGCTCTGGGATTGAGTCTCCAAAACCGTCTTTCCAAGTCCGTTGGGAATCACAATCTGAAGACCACGAGACCGCAGGTCACTCACCGCACGGAGGCGGGGCTGAGCCGCAGCCACAACTGCATCATCCAAGTATTTCCATTCGTCTTTTCGGAGCGTGGCAGTGGAGTTGGTGAGAGGGGTTGCCGTGGGCTTTCCTTCTTTGTTTGTGGTGATGTAGCTTCTGCCATCGCTGCCCACATAAGGGCGCAAGGCATTGACGTTGAAATTCGTCTGCATCAGCATAGAGGCAACTCCGCCCTGAGCTTGGCCGTTATGAATGTAATCTAAGTTTTCCATATTATATGTTCTTTTCCTTTCTCAATTTTTTTAGAGCCAGCGCACGGGCACCAAGGTGTCCACGGCGTCGCTATCGGTCAGGTCACAGGCTGCGGTTACGACTCCAAGAGCAATTTGA